TGTCTGACGCGGACGGGTTGAACGACGACATTTCGATGGCAGACAGTCGCGAAAGTCGGGCGGTTCGCCTGGAAAACGCGACCGCATCGCTTAACGACGTGCCGTCAACGCAGCGCACCGAACCGGGAACGAAACCCATTGTGCGTGATTCCGAACCGCGTATTTCACAACCTGGGGTTCGCCTGCGGAACTTCGCCGGTGACAATGCCGAACTGCGGGCGCACTGCGCTGGCATGTGGATTAAGGCAGCGATGTTGGGCGACGGCGACGCGCGTGACTGGTGCAACAACAACAGTCACATGGAACTGCGTGTGATGACCGGCGCGAACAATCAAGCGGGTGGCGCAACGGTTCCGTCCGATTTTTCAGACACGATTATCAACCTGAAAGAATCGTTCGGGGTTTTCGCGCGTGAGGCGAACGTGGTTGACATGACGCGCGACGTTATGACGATCCCGCGCCGCACTGCTGGCGTGACTGGTTATTGGGTGAACGAAACCGATTCCATCACCGCAAGCGACGCAACATTTAACCAAGTCAATTTGACGGCGAGGAAACTGGCGTCATTGACGCGCGTTTCCAATGACCTGCTGGAAGACAGCGCGGTGAACATCGGCGATTTCCTTGCGGGCGAAATTGCGTTTGCATTTGCCAGCGAAGAAGATGACGCCGGTTTCAACGGTACGGGCGCGTCCACATACGGCGGCATCAGCGGCGTGACTGGCATATTCGACGCCAATGAGTCGTACAACGGTGTTTACACGGCGGCAAGCGGCAACGACACATTTGCCGAGGTTACCGTTGCCGACCTGACTGGCGCAATGGGCCGATTGCCCGAATATGCGTACGCGAACGCGAAATGGTTTGTGAGTCAAACCGGGTTCGGTTCGATGATGGAACGCCTGGCACACACTGCCGGTGGTGAAACGTCGCAGACAATCACGCAGGGGATTGCGCGAAGTTACTTCGGGTATCCGGTTGTCATCAGTCAAAAACTGCAAACGTCAACTGGCGACCTGTCACAAAAAACGATGGCACTGTTTGGTTCGCTGAATCAGGCATGCACCTTTGGTCGCCGTCGTGATATCACGCTGGTCGCCGATGCGTCGCGTTATCTGGAAAACGACCAGACCGCGTTTCGTGCGACGGAACGGATTGACATTGTGTTCCACGAAGCTGGCGACAGTTCGACCAGTGGCGCGATCGTCGGTTTAATGGGCGACTAATAAGCGACCGTATCGGTACGAAACAAAACCATGAACGGAGATTTTCAAAATGACAGTCGAAGCGCAGAATGTTAAATATGTGAGTATCACGCCACCGGCAGCAATCATCGACGATGCGACGGCGACGACGGCAGAGGTTGACACGCAGGGTTATGACTACGCGACAGTCGTTTGTTACCTGGGCGCGACCGACATTGCAATGACCGCGCTTGCGGTCACCGAGTCGGACACGTCGGGCAGCGGTCACGCAAATGTCACGGGACTGATTTACGGGACCAGCAGCGATATCGTTGGCACAACGTCATCGTTGCCAAGCGCCAGCGAAGACAACAAGTTTTTCGTCTTTCAAATTGACCTTCGCGGTCGCAAGCGGTATATCGACCTGACCGCGACGATTGGCGACGGCAGTGCGGGCACGTTTTTCGTCGCGTTTGCGATTCTGTCACGAACGGAATCGACGCCGACGACCGTTGCCGGCGCGGGCGACGTTGGGACGACGGGAATACTTCGGGTCTGATTGATTGTTCGCGACAACAACGCACCGCGTTTTCACTGTGGCGCGTTTCACCGTGGCGCGGTGCGTTGTGTCGCGAATTGACAAGGAAAAACATTGCATGACAATTGCTAACACGATCCCAATGCGGTTCACCAAAAACTATCGAACGTGGCAGAAGGGCGAAGTGGTGACGGTTTCCGGTGGTGTCCTGTCGCAATACGAATATTTGGGCGTTGGCGAACGGGTTGACCTGGAACCGGCAGCGGAGGAACCCGCAACGGTGGAAACTGCAACGATGGGAACCGGACCGGAAAACGCAGCGTTGATATCCGACGACGCGAAACCCCGCACCAAGCGCAAATACACGCGGCGTAAACCGAAACACAAGGCGACGGTATGACGATCACGAACGTCGATTTGAAAACGTCGCTGACCGAACCCGAACTGCCTGGCATTTTGCCGGTGACGCTGGACGACGTGAAGGTGTTCGGGCGAATCGACGGCAACGACGACGACGCATCGTTGTACGACATGATTTCGGCGGCAACGGTTTTCGTTCAGCGCATGACGCGCCGCCAGTTGATCAACGCAACATATGTCTATTACCTGCCGTGGTTGCCAACCGAAATCGAATTGCCGCGACCACCGTTGGCATCGGTCACGTCCATCGTGTACATCGACGCCGACGGCGCATCGCAGACAATGGCAACGTCGGTTTATCAGGTCGATGCGAATTCAACACCGGGTCGCGTTAAATTGAAATTCGGTCAGTCCTGGCCGGTTACGCGCGACGACTACAACGCGGTGGCCGTGACATATGTTGCCGGGTACGGTGTCGCGGCGTCATCGGTTCCGCATCCGTTGCGGCAGGCAATACAAACACTGGTCGTCCACTGGTACGACAACCGCGACGCGGTTTTGGTTGGCTCAATCAGTAAAACAATGGAATTTAGTTTGTCGGCGCAATTGGCAATGTACAAGGTTCCCGGCGGCGCGTAAGTAAGGGGCATTGAATTGGCGAAACGTGTTCGTTCAAGTTTGTTGCGGCAAAGTGTTTTGGTTCAAACGCCGACGGTCGGTCGCGGGACCAGCGGACAACCGACGACGACCTGGGCGGGATACAAACGCTGGTCGCAAATCGAACCGTTGCGCGGCGAGGAACTGACAATTGCAAAACAGAACAACGAACGCATAACGCATCGCGTTATTTTGCGACGTGACAACCGAACGAAAACACTGAAGGCGAAAGACCGGATTTTGCACGGGACTCGAGCATTGTACGTCGAAGGCGTGACGAATGTTGACGAACGGAACAGCATGTTGGAAATCATGTGCCGCGAAGCGATAGGGAACTGATATGGCGCAATCGTCCACAAACGCGACCGTCGTATTGTACGGTGCGGCAGAACTGAAAAAGTCATTGCAGCAGTTTACCAAGAGCATGCGCAACCGCGTGTTGCGTCCTGCACTGAATGCCGCCGCAACGCCAGTCGTTTCGCGAATCAAACAACTGGTTCCGCGCAAGTCAGGTCGGGGAACATTGGCCGACAGGACAACCGGCGCGTTGCGCAAGTCGATTGGCAAACGGGTTTGGTCTGGCAAGGGCAGAAAGGCAGTCAGTATTTTCGCGTATGTCGGGCCATTGAGCGACACGAAATACCATGTTCGGTTTAAGGAACCATCCGCGAAATCCAGCGGCGTGCGGATGCCTACGAAGTACGCGCACCTGGTCGAATTTGGAAACGCGCGAATGCAACCCAAACCATTCATGCGACCGGGTTGGATGCAGACACGCGCAAAGGCCAGTTCGATTATGACCGCAAAGGTTCGCAAGGGCATCGAACGGGTCGCGGCAAGTGTCGCGCAGAAGAAGGCGTTGGGCAAGGGACAGAAGATAATCAGGGCGCGTGTGTAATGTCGTTAAGTCAATCCATCTACGACCGCGTGACGCAGGATTCAACCATTGCGGGGTTGATCGGAACGCGCATATACCCTGGCGGCGCGCCCGAAGGCGAGGCATACCCATATGTCACGTTTGTGACGGTTGGAACCGAACCCGTCGCCAGCATGACCGGAGACACTGCCGAGGACAACACGTCGGTTCAGTTCGACGCGGTGTCCGACGATTTCGATGAAATGCGTTCGCTGTCCGTTGCACTGCGTTCGCGACTTGCCGGTTGGTCGGCAACAGGGATTTCGGACAGGACGATAGGCGGCGCGCATTGCACTGGCGAACGCGACGCACACGACGAAAAAGACGACGGAACCGGCGACCTGATATACCGGTCGCAACTGGATTTTTCAATTTGGCACGTCGATACATCGTGAATGATCGACATTGAACAAGGAACATTGATATGGCAGAAATTACAGCAGAAGGAACAACTCTGTCGTTTTCCGGTACGACGACGCCACTGCTTGAAGTGGGTTTCAGTGTGTCGGCATCTGCAATCGACGTAAGCAGCATTGTCGATACGAAGAAAAAATACGAACCGGGACCACTTGACACCGAATTCACCGCGACGTTGTTGGGTTATGTGAATACCGCGCTGGGTTCAAAGGGAACATGTACGATTACCTGGGGAGGGCCAGACGCTGCCAAATCAATCGACAACTGCGTGTTGATCGGTCGCGAAACGTCCGGTTCGCTTGACGACAAGATTACGACCAGTCTGACAATCAAACCAAGCATTGCCGACGATTGATTGGTGCGATGACGGAAACGGAAAAACCAAAACGGAGTAATTACAATGGCACTGACAGGAAGCAAAGCGCAAGGATCAACCTTGACGTTCGACGGGACCGAACATGATTTGTTGGACATGACCTATTCCGAATCGGCGACGGCAATTGATATCACCCACATGACCGACGGAGTTAAAACCGTCGAGCAGGGACCGGACGATATCGAAATCACATGCACGCTGAACGGCGCAACGGCGGTTGTCGCCGGTGCGACTGGTGCGCTGACAGTCAATTGGCAAGGGGCAACAGCAACGCAGGACACCGTTAGCAGTGCGTTGTGTATCTCGCAGGAAACGAACGGAAGTTACGACGACAAGGTTACATCATCGCTGACATTCAAACCGGGCATTTGAGGTTTTACAACATGGCGACAGAATTGACACGCGACGACATCCTGGCAGCGGGCGAACTGCGGCACGAATCCGTCAAGGTTCCCGAGTGGAGCGGCGAAGTATTGGTATGGGAAATGTCCGCGCGTGACCGCGACCGGTTCGACAGTTCATTGGCAACGAATAACGGCGACGGCGCGAACATGGACAACATCCGTGCGCGTCTGGTTGTTATGTGCGTTCGCAATGCCGATGGTGTCCGTTTGTTTTCAGATGCCGACGCTGACATTTTGGGCGAACGGTCGCGCATCGGCATGATCCGCGTTGCCGATATTGCGCAGCGTGTCAACGGCATGGTTTCCGACGACGACGACGGCGAAACAGGTTTGGGAAAAGGTTAAGCGCACGCGAACGCATCCTGTTTCGACTGGCGTTGGCGTGCGGGTATCCGCATCCGAATGTCATGTTGAGAATGTTACCGATGACCGGGAACGAATTACACGAGGCGATGCGATACGCCGGCGAGGAGCCGTACGGCGAAGAACGTGCCGACCTTCGCGCCGGGATTGTCGCCAGTACAATCGCAAACGTGAATCGCGGCAAGGGCGTCAGGGCATTCAAACCGTCCGACTTCATGCCGCAATTCGGCGAACCGCAGGATAAACGGCATTCGGTGTCGTCGATGAAAAAGGTTTTTGACGTGTTCAAGCGACACGCCAACGCATTGCAGAAAAACCACGACGCAAAAAGGGAACCGCCGCAGGTGGTTGGTTAAATGGCAAAGGCAGTCGGCAACCTGTTCGTTCGTCTGGGCCTGGATTCCAGCAGGTTTTCAGCAGGGTTAAAGTCTGCTGGCACGTCAACAAAATCGTTTGCGTCGAAACTTCGACAGTCAACAAAAATGGTCGGCGCGTTCGGCCTGGCGATGACGACCGCTGCCGCCGTTGGTGTCACCGCGATTGTGAAAAACACACTGAGCGCGGTTGACACACTTGCCAAGACATCGAACAAGTTGGGCGTGACCACCGAACGGTTGAGCGGGTTACGGTATGCGGCAGAACAAACCGGAATCAGCGTGCAAACGATGGACATGGCGTTGCAACGCATGGTCCGTCGTGTCGCGGAAGCGGCGCAGGGTACAGGCGAAGCGAAAGCGGCACTGAAGGAATTGGGCGTATCGGCGCGTCGGTTGAACGACCTGTCACCTGACGAACAGTTCCTGCGCATTGCCGCCGCAATGTCGGGCGTGAAAACGCAAGCCGACCGCGTGCGACTGGGGTTTAAACTATTCGATTCGGAAGGCGTCGCGCTTGTCAACACGCTGGCAATAGGCGAAAAGGGTTTGCGCGCAATGTTTCAGGAATTGCGCGACCTGGGCGGCGAAGTCAGTTCGTTCGACGCGGCGCGCATCGAGGACGCAAACGATGCGTTCAACCGAATGCGAAAGGTGATGCAGGGCGCGGCGATAACCATAACCAGCGAACTTGCGCCGCTGATTGAAGGCATTTCAAATCGACTTATCCAAGCGGGCAAGGATTCGGGCGGGTTTAAAAACACGATAATCGACAGTATGGAAGCGGTCGCCGTCGCCGTCACGTCGGTCACATACATCATCGAAAGAATGGCGGCAGGGTTCAAGTTTTTCGGCAAAGCAGCGCAATGGTTGTGGGCCGACGCGATGTTTGATCCAGCAGCAAAAGCCGCTGTTGAAAAAGACATTTCGGACATGTTGGACGCAAAACCAATGTCGCCAGCGCGCGCAAGGGAACTGTTCGCGAATTTACGCGCGGAAGCGGACAAGGCAGGGAAAACCGGTGGCGAACCGGGTGCGGGTGCAGGTGCGGCAGCGCGGACCATTAACCTGAAAGGCATTGAGGACGCAGTGAAGGCGCAGAAGAAGATTGCCGCCGAAGCGGAATCCATATACAAAAGCATTCAAACGCCAGCGGAAAACCATGTTGCGACTGTCAAGCGACTGCGCGAAATGTACGAAATGGGTGCGATCACGTTTGACACCTGGAAGACATCCGTTGCGCAATCCACAACCGCGCTGAACGCGCACAACGAAGGATTGAAACGACAAGCGGAGGCGCAAAAACTTGCCGACGAACGGGTGCGAAAATCAACGCCTGCATACAAGCAGTGGGAAAAGGACGTGGAATCGGCAAAGTCAATCATTGAAGAATTCAGAACCCCGATGGAGAAATACGAATCGTCCATCGGGAACCTGGACAGTTTGTTACGTCAGGGAATGATCAGTTGGGAAATCTACGGCAAGTCAGTGCGGCAGGCGCGCAAAGAACTGGAAGGCGTCGCAAGCGCAACGATGTTCCTGCAAGGCAAGCGGTCGCGGATGGCGTTTGGCGATCCGACATCGAAGGGCAAACCCAAAAAAATAGAATTGCAGGAACAGTTCCAGCGCGATAAACAGGCACTGCTTGACGCGCGTATGTCGGGACAAATCAACCGGGCCGAATTCGACCGACGG